TCTGAACGCCTGTGGTTACTGCGGCTCCTGCTTGGAATCCTAGTGCAGTATTATAAGTATCTGTAGCTGTCGTAAAGTTTTGCGTGGCTAAAGCCTGATAACCAACAGCGGTAGTTTTGCTTCCTAGCGTGTCTGCGCTTAAAGAAGCAAAGCCTACAGCAGTATTGAAATCACAGTCTGTAAGCGAATCTCCTGATAAGCCGCCTATGAGCGTTAAAGCTGTGCCTGTGGTTACTGAAATACCAGCAGCATAACCTACTGCTGTATTGTAAGAATCTGTAGCTGTGGTGAAGTTTTGAGCATTTAATGCTGCATTACCAATAGCTACGTTTCTGGCTCCTAAAGTATCAGCACTTAAAGCAGATTCTCCCATTACAGTATTACGATTACCTGTTGTTAGTGCATCTCCAGCTAAACCACCTATTAAAGTGTTGTTTATGCCTGTGGTTAATTGATCTCCTGCAAGAGCGCCTACTGCTGTGTTGTATCCAGAACCGCTGCTGTTGTTATAAAGACGAAGCGCCTTAAAACCTATAGCAACATTTAACTCAGAACCTACGTTAGTGCTTAAAGATTCATAACCTACTGCGGTATTGCCATCTGCGCCTTGTATTGCATCACCCGCAAGACCACCTACTAGAGTTGTGCGATCGCCTGTGGTTACGTTTAGACCTGCCTGATGACCAACCGCCGTATTGAAAGCATCCGTGGCTGTAGTGAAATCTTGGGTGTTTAATGCTTGAGTACCAATAGCTGTTGATTTACTACCATAAGTATCATTCGCTAAAGCATTTGTTCCCAAAACAACATTATAATCTGCATCAATTAATTTACCTCCAGCAGCGTAACCTACAAGAGTGTTCTGAGTGCCTGTGGTTACTGCTTCGCCTGCTTTATAACCAACGGCAGTGTTGTATGTAATGGTAGCAGTTGTAAAGTTTTGTGTGTTTAAAGCGGCATAGCCTATTGCGGTTGAGCTTGATCCTAAAGTGTCTGTTGTTAAAGCTCCATAACCTAGCGTTGTATTATAATCTGCATCAGTCAATGCATCTCCAGCAAGACCGCCAATGAGAGTGTTTTTAACGCCTGTGGTTACTACATTTCCTGCAAATGCACCAACTGCCGTGTTGTAAGCATTTGTAGCCGTTGTAAAGTTTTGTGCAAAAAGAGCCTCTTTACCAATAGCTACTGACCTACTACCTAATGTATCTGAACTCAAAGCTGAAGTTCCTATTGCAACATTGTCGTCTGCATCCGTTAAAGCATCTCCTGCAAGACCACCCATAATGACGTTTCGTTGACCTGTGGTTACTGCATTACCTGAATTATATCCTACTGCTATATTGTAAGCATTTGTAGCTGTAGTAAAGTCTTGAGTAACTAAAGAGCCAAAACCTATAGCTACGTTTCGTTGTCCTTTAGTATCTGCTGTAAGGGCTTGATGTCCTATTGCAGTATTTTCTTGTCCTGTTGTTGCTGCATTTAAAGCTAAAGCACCCACTGCTACGTTTTTTATACCTGTGGTTATTGCAGCTCCTGCGGTATAGCCCATTGCAACATTGTAGTCTCCAGTACTAATTGCAGTACCCGCTTCATCACCCACGACAACATTATAATTACCACCGCTTGCAATGCTGTTACCTGCGTTGACACCAGCTCTGAAGTTACTTGTCCCTGCTGAAGCCGTGATGATGTCTGCACCGTCTGCAAAGGTTACGTCTGCTGCAAAGTTGACAGCACCATCGACATCTACGACATCAAGGTTAGTGGTTCCGTCTACGTCAACGTCTCCTGCGACAGTTAATCCTGCGGCTCCTACTAATTTTAAGTCGTCTGCTGATTCATCCCAGAGCATATATGATCCAGAAGTGGCTCCGAAAAATTTAACGTCATAGCCCGTGTCGTCTATGCCAACGGTGAGCGTTCCACCTAACTCAAGGTCTTCCAAGCATTCATAAACAACAGCGCCCGATCCTAGACCGTCTGTCGTAACGATTTTTGCTTGCCCTGCCGCGATGATGACGTTCGCTCCTGATCCTTGCGAAAAGGTCAGTGCGTAACTTGTGGTGTTTCTGATGATCCATGTGTGAGAGAGTGTGTTAGGAGCCAGCGTGACTGTACAAGCCTGACCACCACCTGTAAGTCTTAAGAACGTACAACGGAAACCGTCTGTCGCTCCATCAGCCATCGTGATGGTGTGTGTAGAAGCGTTTGCGACTGCCTCTGTGCCATAGCCCATCGCCTCTCCGATTAATTCTAAATTTGTATTGGTACTCGTTCCCCAAGTACCCGACTCATCGCCTGTGGCGATTTCTTTGAGTCTTAGATCGTTTACATAAGTTGCCATTATATGCCTCTGTTTATTTAATTGATTATAATCTTAATTATGCTATGCCGCAACATCTGTCCAATCTGGGGACTGAGAATCGTCGACCTCGGACCAACCAGGTGTTTGAGAATCATCAATCACGGCCCATTCAGCGTCTTGCCCTGGAACAATGTTCCCCCAAACAAGGAGTTGACTGATTTGGCCTGTTCCATAGATCCCTGTAATTGAAGCATCGACACCTATAATGACCGATGGATCACCAACTGCGCCGGTTCCAGCAACCCCTGTAATTGAAACAGTGTTTTGGGTTTGAGTGGTTAGAGATCCTACTGCGCCGGTTCCAACAACCGTTGTTGGATAGACGTTTGCGTCACAAGTGACTGTTTCATCGCCCTGGGAAACGGTTGATGCCGCGCCACTAACACCTGTAATGGCTGTACCATTGGCAATGACTGTACCTATTGCACCAGTACCCGCTACTCCTGTTTCGCTGACATTGGCATCACCACTAACGGTTTCAGTGCCTAAAGCGGTGGTTCCAGCTAATCCTGTAACGGAAACATTTGAGGCGCCGGTAGCGGTTAAAGAGCCAACTGAGCCGGTTCCTGCGACTCCGGTTTCAGAAACATTGGCATCAGCGGAAATGCTTACTGAACTGACTGCGCCGGTTCCTGCGACGCCGGTTTCTGTAACAGTGGCTGCGCCAGTAGCGGTTAAGCTTCCTACCGAGCCCGTTCCATAAACACCTGTCTCTGTAACATTAGCATCAGCACTGATGCTTAAAGAACCAAGAGCGGTTGTTCCAGCAACGCCGGTTTCTGTAACATTCGCTTGTCCTGTTACAGTTAAAGAGCCAACACCACCCGTGCCTGCGACCCCTGTAATATCGACAGGTATAGCAGAGCCCCAGCCGGCTTGACCCCAAGTGCCTCGACCCCAGCCTGTAAGCGACATGGCTTACCTACGCTATTCTAATAACAGCGTTACTTGCGTCTGCGGTTGGGAAAGATATGGTAAAACTTCCTGCGGTACTTGTCTTGTCTCCACCGAAATCAAAAACTGCAACAGATGGATCACCTGTAGCTGTGTCATTGAAAATCATGCAACCTCTCGCAGTAATTGTGCAAGTACCAAAAGTTAGATCAGCAAAATCGGTGTAAGCCGTTGTACTTGAAGTGGTTGGTTCCACTTTGGTCAACGTGCCTCCCTTTGCTGTATAGTTGGTTCCTGTTGCTTCCTGCGAAGTAGAGTAAGCAGTGGTAGAAGCAGACATAGTGGCAGAACTGGTGTATAAAGCCAGCTTAAAAGTGTTTCCCCCAGTCGAAAAATTATGTTTCGCCTGTAGAAGCTCTTTTTTAAAGCTAGTACACATTGCCTGAGTTATAGCCATTATAGTCTCCTAATAATATTTGCAAGATCCTTATGACCTTGCGATTCCAGTTCATTACCTATTGTACACATGTGGTTTTTAATTGCCTCTTTCATGTAGTAAGTAATAATAAAAAGACACGCTTTTTTAAAGGCATGGGCTTGCGCTCTAATGGGGTCCGGCGCTGTGTCGCTCACCGAAACCAGTTTATCAGTGGCCATTTCAGCAACTTCTTCTACTGTATGGCCTCTACCATGTGTTGTTTTTACTCCAAGGTTTCCTATGGAGAGTGTAAATGAATCAGTTTCCATTAATATTTCTCTGGTTCTGGTGGACCAATGTCTTGTCTCCCCGATACTCCTGAAGGCGCTTCTTCCTTCATAACATCAGAGAATTTTCCGACAACCAGTTCACCTTTGTCTAAATATACTACAGGAGGGTTATCAAGTCTATGGTAGCCATAGAGTTTCTCTTTTAAAGGAACTGTAGTGTCCAATATTGGAGAGCGTGCTCCAATCGAAACATCCATTCCCGCGTCCATGCACTTGGACAACCAAAACTCACAGCACCCTCTGCCCAACTCTCCAAAATGGACGTTTGTTTTATAACTGAAATCTGCTCCGAAAAGACTGAGTTTTCCCACTTTGTTTAATAAAGCAAAAGCAATGGCGTAGGCAATCGTGTTGTTCAAATATGCGCAACCCAACGCTTTAACCAATTCTTCTAAAGGAAACAATTCTATGGCCGGAACTCTGTTATCAAGTTCGCAAGAATATATTGGGACGTCTAATCTAGGAAGCGTTTTTCTCATCACACGGGTTTGTGGTCCAGCATCGAAAGTATCAAAGAAACGGGAAGCAGGGTCCATCATAAACACGCGGTCACACTTGACAACCGCGCACATGGAATTAATGGCCCACACTTCATCGTATTCCTCGCTGTGAGAAATACTCATATGATAATCCAGTTGGCTTTGCCCCATAGCCACTAAGGCAATGTGTTTGTTTTCTAGCATTTATTACTGTTGTTGCTGTTGTTGTTTAGGAGAAACAAGTCCTCTCGGTCTATCAAAACGGTTTTCGTCTCTTGTGGCTCTTCCTTCCATCAAGGAAATCGTGTTCATAAGGGCGTTCTGAAAACGTTGTTCAAACATGTTTGTTTCGTTTAAGTCTTGTTTCATAAAAATACTGGCTTCTACTAAAGTTCCATAAAGCAATAGATCGGGGGCGTTTGTTGAAACCCAAGTAGTTCCACTGTCCCCGGTTGTTGTTAGTGAGTTAGGCTCATATAAATAATGCAGTTCAAATGTCAGGTTGGCGTTCGGCGTGGGCGCCAATATAAAAGTATCGTCGTCAAACTGACCATAAAACTTGGGTGTCCCCGTGGTGGCCGCTGATTGTGTGTAATTACGCATAAAACTAGGGTGCTTCAACAATAAATAAGTGTATTCGCTGTCACTGTTTAAAACCGCCAAACTTAAAGGAGCAACGAAATCTGTGGGTGCAGAAAGATAAGGGTTTCCAGAAGCAGCGGTGCCTGTGACATTCTTTCTAAATACGTTCAGTTCAATCGTATTAAAAATCCGGTTTTCCGCTTGTTGTATAAAAGTATCCAACGTGTTCACAAAAGTAGTCTCAGAATTATCCATATAATTCTGAACCGCTGTTTTTAACCCGCTGTATGTAAA